CATCCGCAGCTTCCTCGGTCAACAGTTCAATGTTGGCCTGAGTAAAGCTGAGATGTTCTTTGAGATAGCGTGCCATGTTGTTCAATTATCCTTTTGGAAAAGGAGTTCTTGTGTTAGGATTGTGCTGATCAAACTTGGGCTTGGGTGCTGGCTCCAGTCTGCTGTTCTTGGTACCTTCGCCTGGATTGTTCTTGAACTTTCTGGCATCGGCCACTTCGGTTGCTTTAGGCGCTGTACGTCCTTGTGCTTCGGCACCAGTTATCTTGACTGGACTGCCTTGCATGCCCTTGGCACCCGAGTTGAACGCTGTTGGGCTCTTGTTGTTGGCACCATCATCGCCATGCTTGGGAGCAGGTACCTTGTCCAAGGTCACGTTTTCCATCATGCCCATGTTGTCATCGGCAAATGCTTCAGTGTCGTCTTGAGCCAGTGCATCACCGCCCAGTTCGTCGCCTTCTTCGCCTTCGAGATCGCTGTGCATGCCGCCTTCTTCGCCGCCCATCATGCTTTCAAATTCGGCCATGAGTTCGTCCAGTTTGTCTTCAAGATCAATCACTCGATCTTCAATGTCGTGCTCGGTTTCGTTGCCGTCGTCGTGATCCTGTTCCATGTCATGGGTCATGTCTTCGCCATCTTCTTCGGCTTCGTCGTCAAACTCTTCGTCGTTTTCCATCATGCCGGATTCTTCGGTTTCGACGTCGTCGATCAAATCGTCGCTGGCGTCGCCGCCCATGCTTTCGTCAAGATCTTCTTCTTCCTCGTCATCACACTCGCAAGGAGCTTTGTGACAGGTGTCGCACTGCTCATCTTCCATCAGGCTCTCATAAATCTCGCGTGATTTTTCTACCACGATGTCGTGGAAAAGCTCTTTGGCTTTGTCTTCTTCGTCGTTGATCACATATTCAATCAACTGTTCAAATTTCGATGTCATAATATCTCCTTATAGATCGTATAGTACTTACTAGCTAGAGGAAATATTGGTAGTTTTAGGCCTCAAAACTGGCCATTTTATGATACAGCCTGTTACAGATCTGTTACAGAGCTGGGGCCGCAGGAGCAGGTGCGTACTGCTGTTTGACCAGTTTGAGTTTTTCTTTGTACTCGTAACTGCGTATATCGTTCATCTGGCGCAGTTTGTTGAGCTGGCGCAGAGTCAGACGAGTTTTACGCAGATCTTTCAGCGTGGGTTGGCTGTTGTCTTGACTGACGTCCTGATAGCCACCAGCGGCTCGATCGTATATTTCGTTGAGGTTCATGCTGTATTTATATCGCCGGCACTCCGCCGCCACCACCGCCGGGTGCTGGGGGTGCTCCGGTTCCGGGTATCTGCCCGGCTGTGGCTAGATCTGCTCCAGGCTGTCCGGGGCCTGGCATGACTTCGGCTCCGGCCAGATCCTGACCGGTCGTGATGTCACTTTCCATGCCAGCTGGAGTAATACCAATTGATCTAAGATCCTGCCCTTGTGTGGTGTCAATCTCAGGTTTGTCGCGTTCTTCTCTCCAGGTTATTTCGTTTTCCATGATCTCTTCTTCAGTCAGACCCAGGAAGCGTTTCATCATGAACCTTTTGCTCATGTACGGCAACTGTTCCAGCTGTGTAAATGCCGAGATACGGGCATTGTCCATTTCGGCCTGTCGATAGGTAGCAAAGTTCTGCGGTTCACAGAATCTAATGGTAAACAGCCCGGAATCAATATTGAAACCTCTCCAGTGCAGGAACATCTTGAACTCGTCGTCCAACTTTTGCATGATCAGATTCTGCAAGCGTTTGCAATACTGGTTGAATCTGTACTCCTGTATCAAGGCCGTGCCCACTTTGCCGTCGGTGAATGCACGATCCGAATCGTCAGGACCGGTTGGCAAATAGCTAGAAGGCACACGCAATCCGCGAGCCATCTTGTTGTTGAAGTATTTGAGGTCGTCAATTTCACCCAGATTCTGGCCACCTGGCAAGGTGTCTACGCTGCTGCCGCGGCCGTCGGCTGTGACCGGAAAGTAAAAGTCTTCGTTGACTGCCAGCGGATTGTAGCTGGCATCCATCATGTTGGCGCCACCGCCGGTGTTGGTTGGAATACGTCGTTGATGCATTTCGTTCTTGACTCGTTCCACAAACTGCATGGCCAAATGACTGGGCATGTTGCCCACGTCAATTTTGAATATGCGTCGCTCAGGCGCACGTTGCACACGATAGATCAAGACCGAATCTTCCAACAGTTCTTTCTGCTTGTAGACCTTGAATATGTTTTCCAAGATGCTTTGTCCAAACGGCCAAAAGAAATCCAGTCCTTCGTTGAGACTGAGATGTATCACGTGTCTGGCATCCAGACAAGTTTCGTTCATGGCCTGCGAAAATCTATTGTTGCCAGTACCGCCACCGGCTCCACCATAGCCACCGCCGTTGGGTGCAGTATAGTTGTTTTGTCCTGCACTGCCGGTAGCACGACTCACATAGTAATCCGATGTGGTCTTGGCTGCCATGCTCATGTTTTGGAAATTGGGGTTGATGTCTCTGATGATGTATTGCTCGGGTCGCTTGCCTTCGCTTTCGTTCACGATCACACGTGCCACCTTGACCATGTCCACCCAGTACATTTCAAATGTTTCTGGGTCGCGCACAAACACCTGATCGCCATACTTGATCACGTTGCGAAACAGCTTGAATATGCGCTGATCCAGCTTGTTGAGTTTGGTCCACTGTTGCAACTGTTTCTTGATGATGTCTATTTCGTGGTCAGTGGGCTTGTCGGTGAACTGTATGTCAAACGGTGTCTTGTTGTCGGCATTGACCTGCGTGCTGAATTCAGCTATGATGTCCAAGCAAGCATTGACTTCACTGTCACAGTCCATGTTTTCGTACTGATTGTAGCGTTCAATACGGTTGGGATGCCCCGAATAAACTTCAGGCAAACGACTGGCATAGTTGCGATAGGCAAATTCATTGCCAGTGCCCGGAGTGTCGTAGCCGGCACCGTTTTGTTTGCCGTAGCCGGGCAGTCCAAATTGATTGGATCCCGAGATCGGACTGAGTTGACCGCCTGTGCTGGCTACCTTGAAATACTTGCGCCAACCTTTGTTGTTTTCTGCCATAGTCTAGTATTTATGGACTCAATGACTCTGTTGCAATATCTTTTGACTGACGTTTACTTGGTTCTTCATCACTGTGATCAACTGGTCCAGTTTGTCCAGTTGCATGGACATGATTGCTTGATTGTTGTTGTCCTGTAGTGCCTGCACCATTTGATCCAGTTTTGACATCTGCTGGGTCATCATGCTAGTGGCCGGTTGATCGGCTGTGTCTGACCGCATGCGATCGGGTGTGATTGTAAGCTGTTCAGTGCCGTGCATGGTGATGTCGGGCTTGTATCCACTGACCGGCCCTGACAGCTGGCCATCAAATCCGTTGGCACCCCGTATCGACGGGCCCGTCGATCCGTTTTTTAAAATTTGATCCATCACAGCTGATTCACTATTGTTCATGCCAACTTTAGGACCGGCAGGAGCATCGCTCGCGGGCATGGTAGGACCGTTATTCTTTGATGGGGTGTTAGCTGTTGTTGGCGATGTTGAACTAGCTACTTGCGTGATTGTGCCAACTCTTCCGCCTTCAACTTTTTTCATCGCATCTAAAAATCTGCCTTGTTCTTCTCTGGACATATCAACATAGCGTTTGCTCATGTCCAGATTTGCCATCTTGGCCACATTTTTAATATACGATCCTGAATCATTTTCGTTGGGCGGGGCCCATTTTTTTATAGCATCGGCTGCTGACAATTTGCTATAAAGGTCGCCTTTTAACAAAGCATCAGCGGCTCTACGACCCATCTCTTCTGAAGGAAATATAGCAAATCTACCATCACTGCCAATGGCTCCCATTTTAATGGCAAAATCTCCGTACTCGATATCGCCAGGGTTGTTGCTTCTCCAATTGCGATCGCCCCCGCTACGCATTTCCCCATTGGAATACGTGATAGTAGGCGATCCAGTTGCAGTTTTTCCAACAGAAGCTGGACCTTTGGCGTCCTTGCCACCGCTGAAAAAGTCACCCACTTTGTCCCAAAACCCTTTGCTACCTTCGGCGGCCTGGTCTGTGATTCCAGCCAATTTGGCCATGGCCTTGGTAGCTGGCCCTACGCCGTCGTTGATCATGCTTTGCAGTGCATCTCTGGTCTTGAGTTGTTTTTCTCTAAGAGACACAGCCGCATCTGTGGTACTGTCAGTGACTTCGGTTGATTTTTCAGCTGCAGCAGCTGATTCAGTCCAGTTTTTGCTGTTTAGCTTGATTATGTCACGGTAAGGGCCTGCAAAATCAGACAGGTTGTTCATGCGAGCTTGACCTTTGAAGTTGTCAAGGGCAGCACCTGCGGGTTTTAATGCATCCATGAACTGGCCCATGTTCATGGTGCCGTTTTTCACTTGATTTATCATTTCCATGAGTCGTCCGCCCGACAGCTGGAACAACTGGTTCTGTTCTTTGCTTCCAGTAAACATACCGGTCACACTTTCAGCAAACGCACGAGCCTTGGCGCCAGTAGGGTCCACGCTCATCAAGGAATTGAAGATTTTTTGCAATTCTTCGCCTTTTTCGCCCATGTCGCTGACTGTGACTGCAAACGAATCCACAGCCTGGGCTGCTTCACGTTGCTGTTCCAATTCTTCACGCTGTTGGCCAGTCAATCTGGTAAGGCCTTCCATCTCTTTGAGATAGGCCACAGCACCCTGTGTGAGCTCGGCCTGTGTTTTGCCCTGGCCCTGACCCAGCATGGTTATCTGTTTGTAGTATCCTGCAATGGCACGATTTTGATTGTCAACATTGAGCCCCATCTTTTGGAACGTGTCTTGCAGACCGGTATTTTTAAAATCTTCGGCTGTTTTGGCCATGGCCGCGGTGCCTTGTGCCACTGTGCCACCAAACAGAGCCAGACTCTTGGCATTGGCCTGCAACAATGCAGTCATCTGATCCAGCTCGCCGATGCCGTAGCTGAATTTCTGCATGGTATCAAACACATCGCTCATGCCATTGGCAGTGCCTTGACCAAATCTGGTCAGATCCTGATAGCTCTTGAACAGAGCATCCGATTGCTTGTTGGCTTCCTGAGCATATCTGGCTGCAGCCGTAGCGGCCAGACCCAAAGCCCGGCCCACAAACGGTATCCGAGCGAGCAGGTCGCTCATGACCTTGGCTGTTGCTCCAATGCCGTCGTTGAACACTGCGGCACCTTGCGCACCGTCTTTGAGATTTTCTGCGTATTTGAGTGCCGACGATCCTAGGTCTGAAAAACTCTTGTTGAGCTGGGCTGTGTAGTTTTTGACACCAATTGTGGCATCTTTCATCTGCCTTGACAGTTCGGCCGTGATCGGTGTGCCTGTTTCGATAGCTCGATTGTAGGTGTCAAATATTTCTTTGATTTCTTCAGCGGTGTATAGATCGGCCATAATTATATTTATCGAGGAAAATCATGAGCCAAACTAACCCACTAAAACAGTATTTCCGCCAACCAGCAGTGTACATACGCTTGCCCAGCAACGGACGATTTTATCCACCCGGTGCCCTGAATCCCAGTGTCACCGGCGAATATCCAGTATATCCCATGACTGCCATAGACGAAATAACCTATCGTACTCCAGACAGCCTGTTCAACGGACAATCCACAGTGAACGTGATCAAGAGTTGCATGCCCGACATTATAGATGCCTGGGCTATTCCGGCCACGGACATGGATGCTATCTTGGCTGCCATACGCATGGCCAGCTACGGGCACGAAATGGAATTTGGCAGCACCTGCCCCAGTTGCCGGGCCCAGTCAGACCGTGCAATAGATCTTAGATCTGTGCTGGAAAGCCTCACAGCCGGCGACTACGACAGCAGCGTGCAGTCAGGCGACATGGAGATATTTTTCCGTCCCATGAGCTACAAGAATCTCAGCGATAACAATCGCATGCAGTACGAAAATCAAAAGCTGTTACAGATGATGCCAGATCTGTCAGATTCCGAGCAGATCAACGAAGCCAAAATCACAGCAGTCAGCGATGCCTTGAAAAAGATAACCGAAGTCACGGTGCATGCCTTGGCCCAGAGCATTGCCGCAGTCAAGACCCCCACAGCCATGGTACACGAACCTGAATACATTGAAGAAATGCTCAAAAACTGTGATCGTCGACTGTTTGCGCAGATACGCGATCATGCGATTGACCTAAAATCGCAGTCAGAAATGCAGCCCATGCAATTGACCTGCGACGAGTGCAATCATGTGTATCAACAGCAACTGACTCTGGACATGTCGAGTTTTTTCGATCGCGCCTCCTGATCTCGGACTCTGAACAGATCGGGCTCATGGTAGACGATATGGAAAAAGAGTGCAACAAGATCAGACAAGAGGCTTTCCAGCTCAGTTGGTACATGCGTGGCGGGCTCAGCTACGAACATGCCCTGCAACTCAGTGCCAGCGAACGAGTGTTGATCAATCAGCTGATCAAGGACAATTTGGAAACTACCAAAAAGTCAGGACTGCCTTTCTTTTAAAGAACCTGTTGTTTCATTTCAAGATCTCTAACGAGATCTGTTGCTTTCGCTGTGCTCAGCAACTGTGTTCTTCTCTTGCATTATCCAGATTATGCGGTCACAATTCACCGTATTCACGGTGAACTGACTTCTACATTATCCGAGTTGTAGCTGTCATTTACGATAAAGAGATTCGTTTTCACGACGGAGGCGGTTGACCGGTACCCCCTACTCTAGCTTCACATATCAACGGAACCCTAGTGACCCAATCGTAAATCCAAGTCCTATGGGCATGAGTTGTGTCTTTTTCACAGAGCTCAAATCCTTTGTTGCCTTAAGTTAGCAATTGCCTTTGACACCCGAGCGAACCTAGGTCCATTCTATCCGAGCCGATACTGTCGGCCCTCAACGGGGATCGAGCTACCTCGATCAAACACAGTCGGTTTAGTTGCCTGTAGAAAGTTTGTTTTTTATATGACTGCCGTGTATGCGGCACACTATCTGCCCGTTGTACCAAGCGTCTGATTCCAGTACTTGATGACGGAACTGTTCGCGGGCTTCAATATAGTTGCATTCGGCCTTGCTTTTACAGTAAAATAGTATCTGTCTAGTGAAGTTGTCGGCGCCCAGCGCCAGTAGGTCTTGGTTCAGTTGATCGTTGCTGCCGTAGTATTGTTGCCAGTCTGAGTCTATCTTGCTGCGGATGCGTTTTCGTTTCTTGTTGCCGTTTTTGAGTTTGACTACCTTGTACGTGGTCTTGCTGAATTTTGCTAGTTTTTTGCCGATGTATCGACGTCCGGTTGTGGTGTTTGTGATCAGGTACACAAAGCCCACACAGTCTTCGGGCAGTTGGTTGATCTGGGTGTTTTCGTATAACCATGACATGGACTATTGTTTATGATCAAAATTCACCCACCCTATAATTTCTTCAATGCATGTGTTTGGTTGAGCATTAGTAATTAGCTCAATGTACGAACAGATATCTGCTGTGTCAATTCCGTTCCCAGTCCAGCTGGATCTGTTGCGAGTCAAATCAGTATCCAGCCGATCGAGGGTGAGTAGACTGGTTTTGAACGGTACCTTGTTGTCTTTGAATGCTCGTGTCCACTGGCGACTGTGTTCTTTCAAGGCTGCCTTGCTCACACGATAGGTTTCAAAACTTGGAATCGGCGCCGACACTGTTTCACTGCCGACACTGCCTATGTTGACAATATATCCTGACTTGTTTTCTTTGGCCCACAGATCTCCAACTGCATACAACAACTGAACCTGTGCAAAATTGGCCCAGGGCTCTTGAAATGGTCCGTCAAATGCGTTGTTAACAAACACGTCATAGTCTAAACTGATCTTGGCCAACTTTTCTGTATCTTTTGTGATGTCAAAGCCGTTGCCTCGGCAGTAACTGTCGCCGCCAAAACGGTCAATCATGGCAAGTCCTAGGCCCTTGCTACCGCCAGTAATCATGTATTTCATCGTTTACTTCCTCCTTGATCCCATACTTTGGTAATTTTAGAACCACAGGTCATGGCACACTCAAACAAACGACCGTTGGCCAGTGTTTTGTTCCACGACTTTACTAGATCTGCCCACATAGAATTACTAAAAATTTCTTCTAAACTGTGCAGATTAATATTGAAACTGTCTAAATCGTAACTTTCCAAAAACGACCTAACTTGATTTTTGCCATCAACTGTGCTCAACTGGTTGGACTCGGGCAACACACCTGCCTCGTAAAATCTACGATCGTACAGATTATGATTAAAAAAGTTACAGGGCAATACCAATCCTTCTGCATTGACAACAACCTTGGGGCCAATCATGGCATCGCATTTGATTTCTGTGGTATCAAAATAGTCTTTAATATTGCTGTACTGTCGTTTTAATTCTGGTAAAAACAGCATGCTCTGATTGCGGTACTCGGGATTAACAGGCGGTTCTATAACATACTCGTCCCTGACAGGCCATGCTGTCATTTCTTCAACAGTCCTGTGATTAAAAAATCTTCCAGTTTTTCTAATCAACACATTAAAAAAACCCAAATCCTTGCCCAGCTGTTTGGCCTTTTCTACCTGATGCTCGTTGTGTTGAAACACAATAAAATTCCATTGAGCACGACCCCCTGCGTCAATAAAAGACTTGGCATTTTTGATCACTTTGTTATAGTTTACATTTTTCCTATACAAATGTAAAGTATCTTCCAGGCCATCGATACCAAAATCTATTTGTCCATAACCGGCCATGATCCTGGCAATTTCTGCCCAGTACTCTGGTTCATGCACACCACCGTTAGTATGAAAATACAACCACAGTGTGGGATTCTTTTTACGAAAATCACGCAAGATATCCAAAAAATTTGGATGCATAATAGGATCGCCGTAGCTACCACAGAAAAAAATCTGATTCAGACCTTTGCATATTCCAGCGATAAAAGTTTGATCTATTACAGTACGATCGAGATGGCACAGCGGCATTCTTTTGTTGATACCGCGACCATTTTCATTGCGAGGACATTGCGGGCATGCGGCATTACAGTAACTGGTAATTTCCAGTTGATATTCCTGTATGTCTGTTACATTAAACATCGGGCAACCCTTTAAAAAAATCTTTAGCATGATCCAATGTCTGTTTGTTGGTTTTAAAAATAGTATTATCTAATTTTGGCCCAGGCTTGCGTAAAGAAATTAACCACAGTGGCGCCGGGGTGGTAAACTCCAAGACCCAAGTGCCGTTGTGCCCTAGATACAGATTGGGACTGATGTAGTAAGGATCGCTGTCGGTTTTGTGTAGATAAATTGGAAAAAATTTACCATCCCACAATTCTCTCTCAAGTGAAATTTGATCCATACTGATTGCCGTTATTTCTACATGTTTGTCAATATTGCTGTTGCTAGCATCGTCGATGGTTTTGCCGTAGTGTGTAATTTTTAATGAATGCAATTCGTCTGGTATGTTGAGTTCAAAACTGTATTGGTCCTGTGCAGGACCGTCGGCCAAGGTCAAATAATCGTCTACAATTATTTTTACCAGTGGATCTCCTAATCCTCGTTCGACGCTTAAAGAAATATCTAATTTCAATGTATCACTCCAGCTAGTCGTGCAATTCTTTCCTGGTACTTGTCCATCATAATTTTGATTTGATCGTCGCCCTTCCAAAAGGTATAACCTAGATTTACTGCATGTTCTTGGGCTTCAAGTCGTCGCATGATGCGTTCTTTGTAGGTTAATTCTGGATTATCCAAGCATTTCCAGTCGGCACCCTGGGGGCGATTGCCGTTGACGCCGATCAAGTTTAGGCGCTCTGGATAATCGTACATTTCGGTTCCTTCTTCAATGGTCAAGGTGGTTCCTAAATTCACACCGATCACTGTGCCGTCGGCCACATATCTTTGATAACGAGTCAGCATTTCTAGAGTCTGGTCAAAGTCTTCTCTAGTCTCGGTGGGAAAGCCCACAATGATAAGAAAATACACTTGTATTTTGTTCTTGCTGTATTCTTCCATGTTATAATCTAAGTCAGCACCGGTAAAGCCCTTGCGCATGTGTTTTCTTACACGATCACTACCGGTTTCTATTCCGATAACCATGGTATCTGCACCACCTTGTGCCATGATTTCAAAATCAGCTGATTTAAAATTACTGTAAGGTTGCACAATAGCATGACTACTGTATTTGAAATATCTGTTTGGCAAATTATTTTTTTTGTAGTAATCCACTAAGGTTTGATTGAATTCTCTGAAATCTTTCACACTTCCGTTGCACAATGCGTCATGAAAAAAGTAATCGCGCACTTGATAGTGTTCGTAGTAATGTATCATCTCGTCAGCCAACTGTTTACCGCGTTTGAATCTATAGCCTCCCTGCATGGTAGGAATGTCACAAAATACACAATTTCTTACACAACCTCGACTAGTTTCCATCGGCAGTACTCCGGTAGTATAACCACTTTGGTATTTGGTAATGTCAAAGTCGCTAAAATCCATTGGAGCATGTTCTTTTATGTTGCTGTATTCTGCTAAGAAATCGGTGTCAATACCAGCCACAGAATAATCACCGGCCATAATAAACGGAATGGTTGTTTCGGCCTCACCACGGATCCAATGATCGATCAACTGTTGATCTTTTAAAAAGTGTGCAAATTCAGGACGTTGACTATAGCTTCCGTTTTCTTCTCGTATCAGTCCTTGTCCCCCCACAATCACTTCTACCGTAGATAGTTTTCTTAATCGAGTTAAAAACTCCACACAAAATCTTTGTGCTTGCCAGCTGAACACACTGATAAATAATTTTTTTGGTTTCTCCAACAGTATCTGATCAATCCATTGTTGAACAAATAGATCTAACGTTTTTTGTGCAACTTGACCAATTTTTTTATTTTTGACAAATAAAAACTCGTCAATTTCGTTAAACAGTCCTGCATCTGTGTTTTTTTTGAAATCTGTAAAGTAATCGATATTGATATCTAAAATACGACTTGTAACATTCAAGCGATTTAAAATACCTTTGATGATTGCTGGTGCTGCTGCTGGACGCACTGGTGCCACTCTAGGTATAGTTAAAATCACTACGTCAGTCATGCCATCTCCACGTCTGTGTTATAGCTGGTATAGCCATTCTCTTTGACCACTTTTAGTATATTCTCCACTCGGCCAGCCAGCTCGTCTCGGTGACTGACCAACCATATGCTCTTGTGGCGCTCGCGACTCATGTGCTTGAGCAAGGCCAGGGCCGCTTCCACACCAGCTGTGTCCAAGCCGTTGTCGATCATTTCATCTATGAACAGAAGGTTGATTGGCTGGTACAAACTTTCAAACACATCACGGAAGGCCCAGCTCATGCTGAGAATCAGTCGGTTGCGTTCACCTCTACTGAGATTGTCAAAGTCCAGCTCGCGGCCCAGCTCTTCGATCAAAACTGTGAGGTCATTCTGGAATATGACTGTGTGCGGCAGTCCCATGCTGTCCAGATAGTGTGTGAGTCTGGCATTCAGGTAACTGAGATTCTGTTCTATGATCTTTTTGCGTATGAAACTGTCCTTGCTGGTCAGCAGTTTGAGCAAGAACTCCTGATGCTCTTGCAAGCGAGTGAGTTCATTCATGCTGTCGTAGGAGACTTCTTGCAAGGCAGCCTGGGTCATTTCTTCAATCTGTTCAGTGTAAGGGTCGATTTCTTGTCGCTTGTGATCAATCTGCTGTACGAGACCGGCCACTGTGGCACGATGCTGAATCGCGTCAGCTTCGTTGTCATAGAACATCTTGGGCGGTCTCCCCAGCGTGCCCAGGGTTTCAACTGCAAGCTCGAGGTCTGCCAAGAGCTGTGCATGTGCCAGGCTTGCTGTTCTAGCTGTTGCCAGATCCTCCTGTTTCGCTGTCACGACCGATTGGTGCTTGTTGTCGTGGAAGGGCTGGCCGCAGGTATGGCATTCGTGACTCTCCAGCGTTGCAATTTCTTTCGACAGTTTGTCTATCGTTTTGTTTTCTCGATCACGGTCCAGTTTGGTGCGGCTGATCTGACCGGATAGATCGTTGAAGTCTTTTCTTTTTTGATCCCAAGCCCGGTGTGCTTGATGCGCTGCAATTTCGTCTTCGATCTGTATATTTTGTAGCGCCTCGAGTGCTTTTTCCAGTTCCTGTACGTCAGTGGAATGTTTTTCCGCCCATAGTCGTTGTCTACGTTTGAGATTTTCAATCTGTTCTTGGATGCGTTGATTGGCCTCTTGCACAGCTCGTATCCTGAACTCTTCTTGCTGTATGGCATCTCGTGTGCCCTTGTTCAACTCTTTGATGCGATCGGCTCGATCGCTCAGTTGTGTGATGCCCAACAACTGCTCGATTATGGTGCGTTGATCGTTGGCCTTGAGACTCAAGAATGGTTCGGTATAGGTATTCAAGGCCATGATGTGTTTGAACATGTCGTGGCTGAGTCCCAGCACCGACTCGATGGCTTCCTGTGTTTCTCGGCTGTCGCCCTGTGCTTCGTCCGCGGCGACCTTTTGTTCGCTGTTGACATAGAATTTCAGTAGGTTGGGCTTGCGACCACGTTCGATTCGATACGCCTGTGCGCCCAACACAAAGTCCAGACTGACCAGCATGCCCTTGCCGTTGGTCTTGTTGACCAGGTTGTCTTTTCTGATATTGCTGAGTGCGTTGCCATACAAGGCATAGCTGAGTGCGTTGATGATGGTGGTCTTGCCGGTGCCGTTGCGACTGCCGTCACCGCCCAGGTCAAGATTTTCACCCAACACAAGAGTAAGGTCTGACCGATCAAAATCGATGGCCTGTGTGGCATTGCCCACACTCATGAAGTTTTTAACGGTTAGTTTTTTAATTTGGATCATATGGTGTTTAAGTTTAACATATTAAGATATTGATCACAAACACTTTGGAGAATTTTTTTGTCAGTTATATGATAGTAGGGTCGAGCTATAGATGAATCGTAGTAGTCCCAAAGATTGATGCAATTTTCTTTTTCTTTATATTTTGAAAAGTTCCAATCTTGTGCAGGTTTAAAATTTTTATGTTCAAATCCACCCTGACTCCAGGCCCATCCTTTGACATTCTTAGCAGAATCAATCATTGATAGGGTTTGTTGTATAAAAATATAATTTTTTTCAATTGTCGACGGCATATCTACATACCGCATAAAAAAGTTTTTAATTTTGTCTACACAGGCAGTGGTAAAAATATTGTTGTGCAATTTTGGATTAAACGGATTAACCCATGACATACACAATAACTCCTTGCGGGCACCTGGTGCCAACACATTGTGATATCGATTTATATTATCTGTTTGGGAATCATTTAAATTCAAAACAAATTCCTGACGAGTTGATCCAGTAGCGTTATATATTAAATAATCGCACTGATTTTTTAAAGCGTGTTTAACCTGTAGATATATCAAGTAATTACTAGCACCCGGTATAGATAAATTAACGACGGTTGTGTTGGGCAATTTTTTAGCCAGCATCTCAGTCCAATTATTGCCATAGTCGGGGTCGCTAGAACAAAAACTGTCTCCGCATATATAAAGGGTTTCTTTAGTTAACAGCATTGTTTTGCTGGACTATCCAATCATATAACTTTTTCAACCCATCATCCAATGATTGAGTATGGGTCCATCCTAGTTTTTCTTTAATCAATCTATTGTCTGAATTTCTACCGTTAACTCCAATAGGACCGTCTACATAATTAATTGAAATATTTTTTCCTGAAATAGCTATTACTTTTTTTGCTAATTCAGTGATGCTAACTGACTCTTCGCTACCTATGTTAGCTGGCCCAGCAAAATCGCTAGCCATTATTTTAATAGTAGCATCCAAACATTCGTCAATATACAAGAATGAACGAGTCTGCGATCCATCCCCCCACACGTCGATTGATCCACCGTCGTGTGCCTGGGCTACCTTTCGGCAAATAGCTGCCGGCGCCTTTTCTTTGCCGTTGTTCCAGCTAGTTTCAACACCAAAAATATTATGATATCTACCAATATGAACCTCGACTCCGTAGTTTTTTTTTAAATTTTGATATAAGCGTTCACTAAACAACTTTTCCCACCCATACTCACTGTCAGGCTCGGCCGGATATGCACTACTTTCTTCACAATTGGGGTTATCAGGGTCAAGTTGATTGTAAGCCGGGTATATACAAGCAGACGAACTAAAAAAGATTTTTGGTTTAGGATTTTTCATCAACTCATTGATAATATTTAAATTTATCAAAGCTGAGTTATAAAGAATGTCCATATCGTTTATGCCCGTAAACACGTAGCCTGCTCCGCCCATATCTGCAGCCAATTGATAAATTTCATCGACAGGTTCTTCCAACAACATTCTACACACATCACGGTCTCGTAAATCGCCAACAATAAAATTATCAGCAGCGGTTACACTAAATTCTGGCAAATGTAAATCAACCCCAGTTACATAATGTCCTTGTTTTTTTAATCGGATAACCAAGTGCGACCCAATAAAACCGCCTGCGCCCAAAACTAACATTTTTTTCATTTACTATCTGACTCCTAAATTTTTTTGACATTCTGCGGCAAAGTTTTTTAATTCAAGCTGGTGTAATTCGTTGTAATAATAATTAAAATTATAATCTAATATATCTTGCATGTCCATGCACATTTCTTTTAATTCGGCCACGGACTTGTTACAAATTGATTCAACTATGCTAACAACTGCTAACAGTCGATCCACTGGGTCATCCACAGCGTCATAATGTTCACTCCAATAGCGATCAAATGTTTTAAATCCAATAGATTTAAGATTAGCTAAACACCCAGTGCTTCCGGCAATTACAAACGGGCGTTTAGAACTTATTGGTTTAATTGATTTTTCGCTAACATAAACATTTGGATAATCAAACACAGTTTCTGTTATAACGTGTAAAAAAGATTGTTGTGATAACGCCGTCGATCCAGATACGTAATTTTCTTTTCTGATATCTTTAAAATTTTTAAAAGAATGATTAGGCAAGATTTGATTAAATGCATCAACCAACCAGGGGTGGTTGATAAGCAATCGGTCTCTTATTCCGGCATGTTTGTCAATATAAAGTAAATGTAAATGTTCTGGATACATGTTAGTTATTATTACAAAAACTTACCATACCATGATCTATTAGATTTTTATTGCGCAACAATGAATATAAAAGAGTACGATGCGATCTACGAACTCTACATAACGATTGATACTTTGAAGTAATAGCCTTAGGATTTAATTCAACATTTTCTTTATCAAACCATAATAAATTTTGCAAGAAATTTTGTATGTTAGCAATAGCACAATTCTCTGTAGTTTCTTGTTGTCTTAAAATTTCTAATTCTTTTTCTATATTTTGCTGAGTTAAAATTAAACAAAAATAATTTGAAACATCTAGGTTAACTAAAATTCTCTGCAAATTACGCAACATTAGTCCAGGTTGATCGTTGGTAACATAGTAATCAGTATCATAATGCAAAAATATAAATCGATAGTTTGATTCGTAATGGTCTTGTTTTAATTTTAGTAGGTCATTGTATAGTCTTGACATATCACTTTGGTAGTTGAGTAAATTAAATATTCGATCAAATTTAAAATATTTTTCTAGTATGTTGATAGTGGATATATCAAGCATGTAAATTATACCAATGGTTATGTGACTGCTCGATGAAGTCTTGATCTATTAACAATAGATCAAACGTATTTTCTAATAATTTAATTTTTTCCAACAATGAATCCTCCTGCACCAAATACTAAAATTTTTTTCATAGATTTTGATATATTTTTAATAACAACTTGGGATCGTAAAATTCACTTTCGATATTGGTCAGCTGGTCAGTCACGATCTGATCCACGCTTTCGAATCGTACTTCGCCAGGCGCCAGGTCTAGATCCACTGTGGTTCTTTTGCTGGGTATCAGGGCCATCTCTCTGAGATTGTGTGATTGTACAAATGTGTTCTTGATAAACGATGCTTCTTCGTAGCTGATGTCGATATCCAGCTCCACACGCACATGCATGTTGGGAGTCAGTATGCTGGCACCGTGGTCAATTACCTCGCTCAACCGCATGACTCGATACAGGGGTTGATCGGGCCAAGCCCGATACTCGGGCTGTTGGCCCCATTCCAGGATCATCATGCCTCGGTCAGCATCGCCAGCATCGGCAAAGTTGTGTGGAAAACAGTTGCCAATGTAGTTGATGTTTCGTTTGCTTTGTCTAAGATGGAAATGTCCACTGAACACCGACCCAACGCCACCAAAGCTGTCCACACGAACTTCGCCGTGGTCGGGCATTTCGACCATGGCATTCATCTTGAAGTGCGGCAGTTCAAAGTGCCCAAACATGTACTGTGCTGACATTCGTGGTATGCGTTTGTGATCGTCGCCGACCAACCAGGGAGCTATGATCACATCACCGGATTTGAACCAGTCGTTGACTATAGTAATATTGGGCAAGTGTTCGGCCCATTCCACGCCGTGTATGTCTCGCCGGTCTCGGTAGTAGAGATCGTGATTGCCCGGAATAAAATAAAAGCGTTCAAATGCTGCACTGAGCTTTTGTAAACTACGCAGGCTAAAGTGCAAAGTTTGTAGATTGATACTGGCACGATGATGATGCCAGTCGCCTAGAAACATGCCGGTTTCGCAACCTTGGGCCCGGGCTGTGTCTATGAACCAATCAACAAATGCTTCACAGTCCTGATTGTGAATCAGGCTGTTGCTTTTTAGTCCCCAGTGTATGTCAGTACAGATGGCTGCTTTACGGAATAGATTTGTCATCCTGCTAGTATACTATTCTTCAGTGATGAATACGACCTCTCCGGCAATCATGTCTGGATTTCTGCGTCCGGCATTCTGACGAGTCCATGACGGATTGAGACCGTTCATTTCCAAGATATCGTCTCGGATGTTTTGATTTTTCTTTTCCAGATTCAGGATTCTGGTAAAACTATTGGTGATGGCCGCAGTGTAGTAGGCAAATGGATTCTGGCTCTTGCTTTCGTCAAACTGCAGGCCGATCTGGCTCAGTTGCAACAGGGCCTGGCCGCGCATTTCTTCGTTGTAGGTATAACCTCTCCAGTTTGATCTGGTGGCATAGCGTTCACACAGTTTCATGAACATGTTGGCCAAGGTGCGGGTCATTTTGCCGTGATCCTTGCAGAATTCGCCGTGTACCAGGTCACCCTGCCAGTGGCTCTTGCCCACCAGGTACGGCTCGCGATTTTCATCTATACGGTAGTGATAAAACGGTGGAAAGTTCAATCGCACATGATTGGGGCTGAGCACAGCATCATCTACCAGATCGGCGATGGGATCTTCTTCTACGGCATCCAGTTCGAATATGTCTTGGATCTTTTTCTTTTTGGTTGCACCCTTGGGTATTTTTTTGGGCGCCATGGGTATGTGTTCCCAACAGGTGATCCTGAACACCAGATCAGTGTTGGCGATTTTGACTGGATCGATGACCTGTCCAGTTTCTCGCTTGATACGGTCAGCACGATTGCGTCTGGCTTCGGCCACGGTTCTTTGGTTGATTTTCAATACCGTGGGCAAGATTATGTCGTACTGATGATCGGCAACCGGATCCAGATATGTGCAGTAGGTGTTCTTGCTCAGGTGTATTTCTTTTAAGATATCTCGATTGTTGAGATAGTTGATTTTTGCTGGTGTTTTGAAAGTGGTTGTGGCCACGTGCGATTCTCCTTGAAGTGTATTTATTTTACAACACATTGCAGGAATGTCAACCATTATCATTATCTGGTCCGTTTATTTAGCTGGCTAAATATCATATACAGGAACAATCATGGCACAAGGGTACGATCCGGCTAAAGCAGCGTTATTTAATAAACTAATCCAAGACGGGTTGAGCGAGGATGCGGCGGCAAAACAAGCTGGAATCACCGAGGCCGATTTTGGAACTTATGTAATAGGCCTAGACGGAAAAATTGGACCTTTGGTGATAGGGGTTGGACAAAAGTCTGGAGTGAATAACACAGATAATTTTGACAACGAGCCCCCGGCATCTAGTGTCAAAACCACCACCACTACGACCATAACAACCAGTGGGGGCGGAACAACAACTATAATAGCAGGGGTAGATACGCCCACCCCAGAAAGCAAGGCACTACAGGAACAGATCAATGCTACGTCATCTCAAATTGACAAAATTAATCGACAGCTAGCTCCGGTTGCTTTTGGCGGCACTCCAAATCTAACAGCAGACCAGCGTGCAACACTACAAGCGCAACGAGCAGAGCTGTATGATCAATGGAATGCACAAACAGATGCTGCAGCATCTGCCACACTACCGGGCACTCCCACAGTAACTACTACGCCAAACACTACTACAACCACAACCACTACACAATTCAGCAGTGCTTCTTCTGCCAGCCCGGTTGGTGCCAACGACACACAACAAGGACAAGAGCAAATCTACAGTACCAGTGCTCCGCTTCCGGCTAACCAAATACAAACAAACGCCACCGACGTTGGCAGTTTCGTTGGAACACCGGCTGGTGAAATCACCACTGTCAGTTTGGCTGCACCAGTAACATATGGACTTAGCGGTCTATCCAGTCTCAATCAAAACAACACCACCGACGTTGGCAGTTTCGTTGGAACACCGGCTCCGGTTGTTGCAGATGCTGTGGCATCTGCACAGGCCTCCGGCGGCACTGATGTCAGCAATTTTGTGTCGTCGGCCACCCCGGTCGGTGCAGATGCTGTAGCAGCTGCACAGGCCTCCAGCAATACTGATTCCACAGCATTCACGGCCGGCAACGGCGGGGACCAGCTCAATGCAGGTCCGTCGGCTATCAGAGCCGGCACTGCAAACGCACAGAATCAACCAGCAATCAACAACACAAACCGCAGCGTGAACAACACTGACTGGCGTGTGAGATTGAGTCTGGCCAACGGAGCCGATTATCTGTATTCGGCAGCTGATGCTGCCTCGGGCATACTGTCGCCACTTCGGGCCACCAATGGCATCATATTTCCTTACACGCCCACAATCAGTACCAGCTACAAGGCCAACTACAACAGCTACGACCTTACACATTCAAACTATCGTGGTTATTTTTATCAGAACAGTTACACTGACAGCATAACTGTCACCGCTGCATTCACGGCACAGAACACCCAAGAAGCCAATTATCTCCTGGCTGTCATACACTTTTTCCGTTCGGTTACCAAGATGTTTTATGGGCAAAGCTCACACCTGGGATCACCGCCACCCATCTGCTATCTCAACGGCCTGGGCGAATTTCAATTCAACCAACATCCGGTCTTGGTCAGCCAGTTCAACTACTCGTTGCCAGCTGATGTGGATTACATACGTGCCGGCAGCAGCAACAATCTAAATCTTCCGCAAAACCAATTGCGTGCCCAGACCAATACTGTCAATCCGGCCTTGGCCTCAGTGGCTCGGTTAGCATCAGCTTTCTTGACCAAGGGGGCGGCACAGAATGTGCGCCCTCCGGTAGCACAACCATTGACCAACAGCCCTACCTATGTGCCAACCAAGATGGAAATAGTGCTGACCCTGTTGCCGGTACAAAGTCGTCAACAGGTCAGCCAGGTGTTCAATCTAGACAGTTTTGCCAATGGTAGCCAACTCACAAAAGGATTCTGGTAATGTCCGTCACCTATGATGCTGCCAGTCCGTATTTTACCACGGGCTACAGCCAATTTTTCCTAGATACCATGACCAACCGGCCCATACCGGTGTTGTCGGACGATCGTTACTGGGCTATCACGGCTACCTATCAGTACAGGCCCGATCTGTTGGCATTTGACCTTTACAGCAACAGTCGTTTGTGGTGGGTGTTTTATCAACGAAATCCCAATACCTTGACAACACCGCCTTTGGATTTTGCAGCCGGTACGTCCATCTATCTACCACAGATCAGTACCTTGCAGGCAGTATTGGGGATCTAGCATGGCTACACAAATTTTGATTGGCGGTGAACCTTATGTACCAGGGCAGTCTTTGTCGCTGGCACAAATGGCGGCTATTTCGGCGTCTATTCAACTGGGCAACGACACCTATTCTAGTGCTTACTCTGGCACGTTGAATGCACAGGCCTATGCTCAATATGTAGCACAGGGCGGACAACTCGGTTTTGCAGCAATGCTGTCAGCAACCGCCCAACCACAAGACAGTGCTGCCCAGATTGTGGTCGAGGCCGCAGATGCTCGCGACGAAGGAGCCATCAGTCAAAATCCACCAGTTCTCACCTCACCAGTGACCTCAATTGTGGGGGCAGAAACGATTGCCAACACTGTGGTTACTGTTGCCAACAACAGCCTTGCGGCCCAGGGGTTCAGCATTGGTGGTCTGGCCAGTCGGTTTGTGGGGACCAACAATCGCCTGTTGACATCGGGCTTGCCGGCCAACCAGAGCCTGAGTTTGAGTCAGAGTCAGGCCACTCCGCCTTTTTCCACAGTGAACAACCTGTTGCCTGGTGGAGTCGGTGCTAATACCATACTTGGCAACGAATTCCGGGCCAGCGCTGCCAGCCAGCCCGGCCAAGGTGCCCCCAACAGTGATGGTATTGGTACTTCGGCCCAGGACATCATACGCTTTGCCTTCCAGTCCAATACCAATCAACGCATACCCACACAGCCCAATGTGCTGGATCAGTTTGCCAGCTACACCTATCAGCTCAGCTGGTATCTTATGACCGATTCTCAATACAATGATCTGATCAAGAGCGGAAATCGTAACGTGGGTGGCTGGAGCCTGTTGATGCAAAGCGGCGGAGCACCGGTACAGACCACAGGAGCCACTGCTGCCAACAACAACCTGCCCATTCGTAATCAGTTTTTTCCATTAGATTATTACATGGACGATCTTGAAATACACACCTTGATTCCGCAGGGCGGCACACAAATGGCTCACACTGCTACCAGTATCAAGTTCAAGGTCACCGAACCCAACGGTGTGACCTTGGTCAGCAATTTGTATTCGGCTGTGTCTGCACTGTATGGATACGACAATACCGGGGACTATGATCCTGCACAGAATCTGCTGTACAAACCCGGACAAGCTCCTATATCCATACAACCACCAAACTATCTACAGGCCATGTATTGTCTTGTGATACGATTCTACGGCTATGACGCACAGGGCAATCTGCAGGCACCCATCATGGGAACCAACGGCAGTCAACAGGCCATAGTACAAAAAATCTATCCGTTCCAGCTGGTCAACATCACTTTTACCATGGCTCCGGGTTCCAACAGTCGCGGCATCGAATATCATGTGGAATGTGTGCCTAGGGGTCAGCTGGCCTTTGCCCAGGCACGCGGCACAGTGCCATACAATTTCCAGTTAAGCGGAAACACGGTCAAGGACCTCTTGATCGGTAAACCGGCGCAGGCTGGTCTGGTTCCAAAACAGGATGGTCGTGTTACAACAACAACCCCACCAGGCAATGCCAGCACAACTATAGCAACAGTTATAACTGCTGAACAGCAAATCACACAGTTTGGAACATTTAATGCGGGTAATAGTTTAACCTATAGTGACACTCCTGGAATATACTAGCCATGACTGATCTCACCAACAAACCACAGAATGCCTACATCACAGCCACCAACACCTATCTACAGCGGGGCAATCCGTTGCTGGAGACTCCCAAGACACCTGCTGATCTCAAGATACCCGGTGTACGACAGCCACAGCAACCAACCGCAGTTGATCCTGCATCACCGCCAGCCAAAGCCACGTCGGCACCCACTGGCAATTCCAACTATGCCTTTACCGGTCTGGCCGAAGCCCTTAACACCTATCAGAACCAGTTGGTCAAAGACGGCATCTATCAAATTGCTGACTTTTATGAATTCCAATTCAATCCAATCGCACTGGGCAGCAGCAAGGTCAAGAAAGCTGGCAGTACCGATCGATCAAAAACCGCTGGCAAAAACGCTGCCACAGCCAGACAAGCACTAGATTCAACAACTGATGCAGTAAGCAGCAACAGTCAAAACTGGGACGTACAGGCCGGCACACAAATCATCCAGGTCATTGATCAGATCATGCGCAGCAGTGAATACATCAGCCAGCAAGCAACCGCGCAGATTGATGCCAACACGCAAAAAAACATACCCAGCACCAGCAACGGCATCATAGCCTGGTACAACGTCAGTGTGCAGGCTGTCAGTCTGGGATTTGACAATCTGCGGCGAGATTTTGCCTATCACATGACCTTTGTGATCACTCCGTATTCGATAACCAAGATGGTGAGCGACTATTTTCCTGACAGCCGATATAGAGGCAGTCACAAGAGCTACAACTATTGGTTCACTGGGCAAAATACCGAGGTACTGAGTTTTGAACAAAAATACGATGCATTGTACAAGATCATAATGAATGGCAGCCAGGCAACACAGATAAACAGTGCTGTGGCCATCAATTATCGTGAGCAATACAGCAAAACAGCCATGCCCACTACCAACGAAAAAACTGGCCAACAGACCGGAACCTATACCAATGCAGCAGCCGACAGTGCCGCAGATTTCCTTTACAGCCAGACAGATTATGCCTTGGCCAAAATCAGGATAGTGGGGGACCCGGCCTGGCTACAGCAAGGATCGGTCACTACCGGGGTCACAGCACAGCAGTTCACATTTGATCCATTCAATGCCGATGGCAGCATAAATTACGACAGCCAGATGGTGAATTTTGACATCAACTGGAATCAGCCAGCCGATTACGATTTTGCCACTGGTGTGATGGATCTAAACAACACCCAAGGAAGACCCAAGGTCAACAATACCTATTATGCATCTGAATGTAGAAGTTTTTTCAGCCGTGGCAAGTTTGAACAAGAACTGGAAGGCAAGCTCTTGATCGAAAGCAAACCAGATCAGGCCAACAGCACTGCACCAGTAGAACGTGTTGCACCAAAAACGAAACCAACATCGCCACCACCTCTCACGGGCACTACTCCATTAAAACCGTCACAACAACAGGATCAGGCCGCGGTTGGCATGGCAGCCAGTATAGTCCGTCCAAATGGCACATCATTCAATCCGTTCTTGCAAGCACGACAACCCGGCGGACCTTTTTCAGGAAATCGTACTCCGTTGGCACCAAACAATCCATTGAATCCCAACAACTATAGCAATTGATATGTAAAGTAACTGACAGAAAGAAAAACACATGGGTTTACAAAATTATCAACGCAGTCGTGGCACACCTAAAACATTTGATCAGAATCGCGGTGGCACACCTGGCACTGGCGGCCCGTATATTGGCATAGTCAAAAACAACACTGACCCCACACGCATGGGTCGTTTGCAGGTCTATATCACGGCATTTGGAGCCAACGAGGAAGATGAAACGGCCTGGAAATGGGTCAGTTACGTGACTCCATTTTACGGAGCCACACCGCAAGGTGGCACTGCCGGAACCGGCACTTTCCTGGACGGAAACTCACAAAGCTACGGCATGTGGTTTACCACACCCGATATTGGTGTGCAGGTAATCTGTATCTTTATCAATGATGATCCCGGCAACGGCTATTACATAGGATGCTTGCCCAACAACGGAGTCACTCACATGATCCCGGCCATTGGATCGGTGGCCGCCAACAAGGCTGCCGCGCAGAATTCAACACAGGCTGCGTATCTGGCCAACAGCTCGCGACTGCCGGTCACCGAAATCAACGACAGCCCAGAAAATCCCAAAACCAGTGAAAGCGCCACGTTTTTCAATGACACCAAACCAGTTCACAGCTATGTGGCCGCGATTCTGTTCCAGCAAGGACTCAACAACGATGTCATGCGTGGACCCATTGGGTCCAGTGCGCAACGCGAAAGCCCCAGTCACTGTTATGGAATAAGCACACCGGGGCGTGCAATCTACCAAGGTGGCCTGGGCGACACTGCCGATGCCAAGACTCTAGATGCCATCAGCCTGGACAGTATCAACGTGATCGGTCGTCGGGGCGGTCACACCTTGGTCATGGACGATGGAGCGCAAGACGGTACTGACAATCTGATCCGGATACGCACCAGCAAAGGACATCAGATCACCATGAGCGACGACGGTAATTTTTTCTACATCTGCCATGCCAACGGTCAGGCCTGGGTAGAACTGGGTCAAGAAGGCACCTTGGATGTGTTCACAACCAATTCAGTCAATCTGCGAACCGAAGGCACTATCAACTTGCATGCCGATCAAGATGTCAACATATTTGCCGGTGGCAAAATGAATCTCAAAAGTGCCAAAGGTACCAGCATACAGAGCGACACGGATGCTGACTTGGCATGCAAGGGCGGACTCAAGCTGTTTGGACAAAAAAGCATGGATATCAAGACCGGTGGCACCATGGCCATCAAGAGTCAGTTGGGCAGCTGGAGTGCAGGTGCTGCACTCAGTCTCAGTGGCACCTTGTTGTTGCTCAATAGTGGTCCAGGACTGCCGGCTTCGGCTCCCAAAGGCATCACTGATTATCTACAACCCAATACCACATTCAACCCCAGCACCGGTTGGCAGGTAAGTCCCACTGGCACCAAGAGTTGTGTCACGCGAGCGCCCACTCATGAACCTTACCCGTACCATAATCAAGGTGTAAACAACCAGACCAGTCTAGGGGTCAGCGGCCAACCCAGCCCACCTATAGATGCGCCAGATTTACCAGTCGGAGTTTCGATAACCAAGATATCATGAGCGTATTCAATTACACCCTTCCTTCAGGATCCACGTTCCGCATGACTGCACCCACGGGTACCACGCAGTTGCAAGCCGACCAGATCTTTTACAGTCAAGTGGCTGCAGGCGCATTTGTGGGTTACAGTCCAGGACAGACCTTGACCAGTGCCACTGAAACAGTGACCAAGTTTGCTCTCAGCCGGCTGGATAGAGGCACAGCCGGAGTCGACACACAGGCCATAGTGGCCATAGTCAACAACATTCCCACTGTCAACCTGGTCTCGACTGCAGCCAATGGTGTGTCAATCTCACAGGGTCTGCCCAATTTGACTGCCACGCCCTTGGTCAACCCTGTCGGTCAAGCTGACTTGGTCAATGTGGCAACAGGAACTTTGGCTCCCAACCCCATCGGACCCTTGAGCAGCAATCAGGTTCAAGGTATCCTGGCACAGATAAGCAATCTAGTGGATCAACCGGCCACGGTCATGACCGACGACAAAGGAGTAGGCCAATACGGATTCAGTTGTGTACAACTGGAACAGGCCGGATATGTCAAGCCCGGTACTTGGCAAAGATTCATATTTGATCCATCGCCCATGACCTCGGTACTGTCGGCTGCTGGAATCTGGACAGGTAAAAACGGAATAAAATCGGTCACCGATTTCTTGAACAACGCCGGGTCACAAACAGATGCACAAAATTATCTGTTGCAAACTGGATACAACAGCTTGGTGTCCAGTGGAACAATTTTGCCTGCTACCGCTCAGAGCCTGACCACTTCGGTAGGTCAAATCTTCAGTCAAAGCGGTCTGCAGACAGTGAGTGCGCTGGGTGCCAGCATCGGTGCCAGTCTCTCGGTGCCCAGTTCGGTGTCATCTGCTTTGTCGGGTACTGCCATAGCCAGTTTGCTGAGCAGTCCGTTGACCAACATCAACAGCATATCGTCTGGTGCTGTCAATGCTATTACCAATGCTGTTGGCAATTTTACCAACACCAGTGGTATAATCAGCAATTTGACCAATACTGCAATTGGAGATGTAGGAGCTCTAGTATCCAATGCTGGTCGTTTTGGATCAGCAGCCACCGCAGCCTGGAGCCAATTGTCCTCGGGCGCCGTTTCATCTGTGTTGGGCGGTATCACCGGCCAAGCAAGCAACATCGCCAACAATCTTTTGGGCAGTATTACCGGTCCGGCCTCGGGCACTTTCGATCTTGGCAGCAGCCTAGTGAATGCTCTGCCTGGCGACATCGGTAGTAGCATATCCAATCTAACCAGCAATCTCGACATCACCGGCAAGGCCGGACAGTTTGCCACAGCTTTCAGCGACCCTGCTGCGGCACTATCCAATTTAGGAAATTTTGATATTA